GCTGGGCTGGGTGTTCGGCAAGATCGGGGAAGAGGGCAAGGCGCAGGCTCAAGCCGACTGTGATGCGCAGCTTGCGGCTATGGCGGCCCCCGCGACCGTCAGCCCTCCTCTGCCGTGGAATACCTCTGCTCCGGCCCCTGAGACGAGCGGATGATGTTTTGGCTAATCCTCCCGCTGTTGGCCTTGGCCGCAGCTTTGAGCGACGAGGTGATGAGAGATGACCACTAGCGGGACGTACACGTTTAATCCGTCGCTCGGTGAGCTGACGCTGTACGCCTACAACCTTTGCGGCGTGCGCAATACTGCGCTGCTGCAAGAGCATTTTGAAGCGGCCCGCATGGCAACCAACCTGATGCTGTCGCGTTGGAGCAATCAGGGCGTCAATCTGTGGAAGGTAGACCTCGTCACCACACCGCTGATCACTGGACAGGCGACCTACACCGTCGAGCCGAAGACGGTGATGATTTTGGATGCCTACATCACCACGGATGACACTGGCGCGGATATTGACCGCATTATCCTGCCGGTGAGCCGCACGGAGTATGCGTCTTATCCCAACAAGGCTCAGCAGGGCTTTCCGACCGTCTACTGGTTTGATCGCCTGCTGTCGCCTACGGTGACTCTGTGGCCTGTTCCGAACGTGGATAGCAGGCCGCAGACCCTGAAATACTATCGCGTCACGCAGGTTGAGGACGCCAACCTCACCAATGCGCAGAACGTCGATATTCCGTATCTGTGGCTGGAAGCGTTTGCATATGGCCTCGCCAGTCGCCTGGCCGTGATCTGGGCGCCGGACAAGGTGCAAATTCTGAAGCCGATGGCGGATGAGTCATATGATATTGCTTCGCGCCAGAATGTTGAGCAGGCGCAGCAATATATCTCCCCGATGATTTCGGGCTATTTCCGGTAGGAGGAGCCTGTGGGATATGCTTCACGGTCAGGTCGCGCACAGACCAGCGCCAGCCGCCCAAGGGCGTTTGCCGTCTGCGACAGATGCGCATTCTGGTACAATCACGATCAATTAAGCTGGCAGTATGATTGGGCGGGCGCAAGTCTGGTTAACAAGCGTATTCTTGTGTGCCGTACTTGCTATGACGAGCCGCAGCAGCAGCTTCGGGCGATTGTCGTTCCGGCAGACCCGACACCGGTTATGAACCCGCGTGTCGAGCCATTTGCGTTTGACAACATCGACCGCAGGCAGGTGTCTGGCTACAACACCACTAACCAGCAGACCGGCATTCCTGTTCCGCAGGGTGATACTCGTGTTACGTCGCTGAATGATGAGGATGACAAAATCCGCGTCACGCAGCAGACCGGTGCGCCGCCCTACAGCACAAATCAGCTTCCCGGCACAGACCCGAATGCGGTTACTTACCGGACGATCACCAATTGCGTGGACAATGGTAGCGGTCTGATCCGCCTGACCGTTGCCACGACGAATGGCATGATTACCGGGCAGTATGTGACGGTTCAGGAGGTTGGCGGGGTGACTGCTGCCAACGGCAATTGGGTAGCCACCATTGTCGATAATACGACTATCGACTTGCAGGGAACGACCTTTTCCGGGGCTTACACCAGCGGCGGCTATGTTGTTAACAACCCCAGCCTGCCGTATGGTTTTGATGAAATTCCGAGAACTGGGCCGCTCTGATGCCGCTGTACTCAAGCAATGTTCAAATCCCTAATTTGCCACAAGCCACGTCTCTGACGGGGAATGAACAGCTTGAAATCGTTCAGTCTGGCACTTCGGTCAGAACGACAACCGGCGACGTTGCAGGACTAAATCCCGGCCCGACCGGCCCGGCGGGCAATGTTGGCCCAACTGGCCCTACCGGCCCAACCGGACCTACTGGTCCTCAAGGGCAGCAGGGAGGTCAAGGCATTCAGGGGCCTACCGGAGGTCAGGGGGCTGTTGGCCCGACCGGGAGTACAGGACCGACCGGGCCTACTGGCGCGGACGGATTGACGGGCAATGCTGGTCCGACCGGCCCGACCGGAACCCAAGGGAACACTGGACCAACCGGCCCCACTGGCGCGGATTCCGTTGTTCCCGGTCCTACTGGCCCTACCGGCCCCGCAAGTGGCCCAACGGGCCCCACTGGACCCACTGGCCCTACGGGTAGCACTGGTTTGACTGGCCCCACCGGCCCGACCGGTCCTACTGGCGCGGCTTCAACTGTCGCTGGGCCGACTGGCCCAACTGGCCCTACTGGCTCGACGGGAATTGCCGGACCCACAGGCCCCACGGGACCGACTGGTTCTACGGGCAATACTGGAGCCGTTGGCCCGACCGGCCCGACCGGTCCTACTGGCGCAGCCTCTACGGTTGCGGGTCCGACCGGTCCTACTGGCCCGACAGGCGCAGCATCGACTGTTGCAGGCCCAACTGGCCCCACCGGTCCAACGGGCGCAGCATCGACTGTTGCAGGTCCGACTGGTCCTACGGGCAGCACAGGACTAACTGGCCCCACCGGCCCTACCGGGCCTACGGGCAGCACTGGTCTGACCGGCCCTACTGGCCCAACAGGACCTACTGGCTTGTCTGGCCCAACGGGCCCCACGGGTCCGACCGGGCCTAATTCAGCAATTAACACTCAAACGTTTGATGCGTCCGGCACTTGGACCAAACCTGCTGGCTACGCCGCCACTTCGCGCGTGTTGCTTGAGGCATGGGGAGCGGGCGGCTCTGGTGCGCGCAATACCACGGCAACTTCATGCTCTGGTGGGGCCGGAGGAGGATATAACTATCGCTGGCTTGCTCTCTCTGCTATGGGCGCGACGGAAACCATCACCATTGGTGCTGGCGGTGCATCTCGCACTGGCTCCAACCAGTCGGGCGCAATAGGCGGCAACACCACTGTTGGTTCCTTGCTGACATCTTATGGTGGCGGCGGCGGTGGCAGCGGTGCTGGTTTTGCTGGAGGTAGCGGCGGCGGTCAGTTGGGTGCGGGCACTACGGCAACAACTACGGCCTCTGCACGTCCGGGGCGTCCTTACTTTTCTTCTCCTAATGGTTTTCAGGGGTCTGGCTCTGACATCAACGCAGATGCGAGCGATTATGCTGCCTTTATTCATGGGGGTGGCGGTGGCGCTGCAAATGCTACTGCCGCAAACTCTGCTGGGGCTGCATCTGTTTGGGGTGGCGGCGGAGGCGGCGGCCATAGCACTGGCGCTGCGGGAACATCATCCTTTGGCGGGAACGGGGGTGCCGCCGGGGCAACAGGTACGGCGGGCACGCAGCCCGGAGGCGGTGGTGGCTCTGGCACAACAACATCCGGCGCTGGCGGCGCTGGCCGTGTAATCATCACGGTCTTCCCGGCCTGATTGCAACACATACCTGAAATGATGACTGAGGGGGCATCATGTCTTACGAATTTGTGGGTGATCTGAGCACCACAGACGCCAATGTTCTGTATGAGCGCGCTGGATACAGCAGGCGCATTCTGGAGTTCGGCGTCGGCGGCAGCACGCAGATTTTTGCGCAGTGCAAGCCTGATACGCTTGTGTGCGTCGATACGGACGCGGGCTGGATTGCGCGCACTAAGGAAAATCTTACGCGCATCAGCCATGACGACTGGGTCGCGCCGCACTTCGTCCCTTACGACTTTTTCAGGTTTGAGGGTGAGTTTGACCTGATCTTCGTTGATGGCGTGCCAGAGAAGCGTCTCGACTTCGCCATGCGCGCGTGGCCTCTTCTGACCAAGAACGGCTGCATGATCTTCCACGACACGCGCCGGTTTGAGTATTTCCGCGAGGCTGCGTGGGTCGTGCAGTCGTTCTTCAACGAAGTAATGGCTGTCGGCGTCAACGCCTTTGAGAGCAATCTCACCGTCATTACGAAGCGCGCGCCGCTCGCTTACGAGAACTGGAACGAGACGGAAGGCAAGCCCGCGTGGGCGTATGGCAACGGCGACATTCCGAAGGGGGAAGGTCTATGGAAAGCAAGAAGCTGAAGATTTGCGTTTACGCCATCTCTAAAAACGAAGAGATGTTTGTTGAGCGGTTTTGTGAGGCGGCAAAAGATGCCGATCTCATCATGATCGCAGACACGGGAAGCACCGATGGAACAAGTGAAGTGGCTCGTCGCTGCGGTGCTGTCGTTTATGATATTCATATTCGGCCTTGGCGTTTTGATCTTGCCCGGAATGCTGCTCTTGCCCTTATTCCGGCTGATGTCGATGTCTGCGTCTCCCTAGACTTGGATGAAGTTCTTCAGCCCGGCTGGCGCGAAGAGATTGAGCGTGTCTGGAAGCCAGAGACGACCCGCTTGCGCTATATGTTTGATTGGGGCTGCGGCATCGCCTTTAAATATGAGAAAATCCACGCCAGGGCAGGATACAAGTGGCATCATCCCTGCCACGAATATCCTGTGCCAGACGGACGCCTCAAAGAGGTATGGGCCGACACTGATATGCTGTTGGTGGTCCACAAGCCGGACCCGACCAAGTCGCGTGGCCAATACCTTGATCTGCTGGAACTGTCCGTCAAGGAAGACCCGGATTGCCCGCGCAATGCTTTCTACTATGCCCGCGAGTTGAGCTTTCATCGCAAATGGCAGGAGAGCATCGACGCCTGTAATCGCTATCTCAAGCTGCCTCGTGCTGATTGGCCGAATGAGCGGTGCTACGCCTACCGGGTCATGGGTCGGTGTTATTCAGAACTGGGCGATCTGTGGAATGCGGAACGCGCATTTCAAATGGCATCTTACGAAGCGCCCAACACCCGTGAGCCGTTGTGCGAGATTGCCATGCTGATGTATCGGCAGCGGCGCTGGGAGGAATGCTTTGGCGCGGCTATCCGGGCGCTCAAGATCACCAATCGGGAAATGGTTTACACCGTTGACCCGGAGGTTTGGGGGCATCAGCCGCATGACCTTCTAAGTATTTCGGCGTGGCACCTCGGTCTTCGGGACTTGGCTATCAAACATGCCAAGATTTGTGTAGAATTATCACCCAGCGATCCACGCCTTCAGGCGAACCTGGACTTCCTTCTGAAAGAACAGAACGATGGCGTACAAGCAGATTCCGAACCTACCGGCAGCGGTTAGCCTTGATGGCACCGAAGAGCTTGAGGCCGTTCAGGCCGGAGTTTCTGTAAGGGTTACGGCTTCTCAGCTTTCGGGTTTGGTGCCGGGTCCAACTGGCCCTACAGGTCCTACAGGACCTACAGGGTCAACTGGTGCAACTGGCCCGACCGGCCCCACTGGCCCGACCGGCCCGACCGGAACCCAAGGAAATACTGGACCAACCGGCCCCACTGGCGCGGATTCCGTTGTTCCCGGTCCTACCGGCCCGACCGGCCCCGCAAGTGGCCCAACGGGCCCCACTGGACCTATGGGCGCCACCGGAAACGGCCCGACCGGACCCACTGGGCCTACTGGCGCGGCTTCAACTGTCGCTGGGCCGACTGGCCCAACTGGCCCTACTGGCTCGACAGGAGCGTCTGGCCCTACGGGTCCAACGGGATCGGGAGGCCCCACTGGACCTACTGGCGCTAACTCAACCGTTGCTGGACCCACTGGCCCGACCGGCCCGACTGGGTCTTCCGGCAGCGCCGGGCCGACCGGCCCGACAGGGGCAAATTCTGCCATCAACACTCAAACATTCAACGCCAGCGCCACATGGACCAAGCCAGCAGGGTACGCCTCGACCTCTCAAGTTCTTATTAGGGCATGGGGAGCCGGTGGGTCTGGCGGGCGCAACAGCACGGCAACTTCATGCTCTGGCGGTGGTGGAGGCGGCTACAATGAGGCGTGGCTGTCTTTGTCAGATATGGGCGCGACGGAAACGGTGACGATTGGCGCTGGTGGTGTATCGCGCACGGGCAGTAATCAGGCCGGTGCGCCTGGCGGCAACACGACAGTTGGCTCATTAATCACAGCCTATGGTGGTGGTGGCGGCGGCAACGGTTCAGGCTTTGCCGGTGGTAGCGGTGGCGGCCAACTAAGTGCTGGAGGTTCATCAACGGGCACCACATCTGCTAATCCGGGCGAACCTCTTATTTCTGGATCGCGCCTTCAGGGACAAGGAGCGGAAACTAGCAACCCTGCCGTATCGACACTTATTCATGGCGGCGGTGGTGGGGCTGCGACTAATGTTGCTGCGGATAATGCCGGGGCTGCATCTGTTTGGGGCGGTGGCGGTGGTGGCGGTCATAGCACGGGTGTTGGCGGAGCCTCGTCGCGGGGTGGTAACGGCGGCTCAGGTGGCGCAACTGGGACAGCAGGCACGCAGCCCGGAGGTGGTGGCGGCGCAGGAACATCTACCTCTGGCGCTGGCGGCGCTGGCCGCGTCATTATTACTGTGTTCCCGGCATGAGGATTGAGTCATGAGCATCTATGCAATCGTCAACTCATCCACGAATATTTGCGACAATATGTGCGTTTGGGATGGTGTTTCGCCGTGGCAGCCGCCACCGGGCCACTACACTGTTCTCAACGACAATGGGGCGGGTGAAATTGGTTGGACCTACGACCCGCAAACTCAGGCGTGGACTCCGCCTGTTCCGCCTCCAGACCAGACCTAACTGACTGTTTGAGGTTTTCACAATGGTCGCCACTGTCATAGCGTTTACTTCTGGCACAAGCTGGACTCTTCCTGTCGATTGGAACCCCAACAATTTTTCTGTTGAGGTCATCGGCGGTGGCGGTTCAGGGCCTTGGAATTCTGGGTCTGGAGGCGCTGGCGGTGGTGGCGGCGGCGGCGCCTATGCAAAGGTAACAAACGCAGACGTAACCAGCACTGCTCCGGGGCAAGTTCTTTATTTCTCAATTGGCGCGGGCGGAGTTGTTCCAGTAACTTCTAATACAGACGGCGGTCCCGGCGGGAATACATGGGCTCGCTTTGCTGTTAATTCCGCGCCAACAGCCGTTAGTGAAGGCACGCTTGCCGAAGGAGGCCAAGGCGGCATTCGCGGATTGGGCGGTTCTTCTCTTGGCGGGGCAGGCGGCGCTACAGCCAACTCCATCGGATCAACCAAGTACGCGGGTGGTGACGGGCGCCAAGGGCTCAGTGGCGGCTATGGTGGCGGCGGCGGCGGCGCAGGCGGCCCCAATGGGAACGGGTTAGGGGGTGGCCAATCCATTACCGGCGGCGACGGAAATGGAGGCACGGTAAATGGCGGCGGCGCGGGCGGCGCAAGCACGGGCGTTAATGGTGGCCCAGGCACACATTGGACATTAACGGCTGGCGGAACGGCTGGTTCGGGCGGCGGCGGTGCTGGCTCCAGTTCAAGCACTAATGGATCGGCAGGCACGGGCGGTCTTTATGGCGGCGGCGGCGGCGCCATCCGTGGCGCAAACCGTTACGGGGACCCTGGGGCGCAGGGTATTGTTGTTGTTACCTATACAGTCGCTCCTCCCGTTAATTTCGGATTTATCCTGTAACTGGTCCTTAGCTGTTCAAGGCAAGGTGAATCTGCCATATAATTTTGGCCAGATTGGAATGAGGTGCGTCCTATGGAAATCCAGACCATGCTGAATTTTGCCGCTGGCACAGCTTTGACTATTGGCGGCTGGTTTGCGCGTCAGATTTGGGACGCAGTCGCAGAGCTTCGTAAAGACTTGCACAATATGCAAGTTGAACTTCCTCAAAACTATCTTCGCAAAGATGAGTTCCGTGAGGGGCTTAAAGAAGTTAAAGATATTCTGAATGAAATCTTCAGAAAGATTGACGATCTATACAAAGAAAAAGCCGACAAATAGGTGCTCCCATGAGAACTTCTGCTGATGGACTTGCGTTAATCAAGAAGTTTGAGGGTCTTCGCCTCGACGCTTACCTTTGCCCGGCGGGCGTGTGGACCATTGGCTATGGCCACACCGATGCAGCAGGCCCTCCGCGTGTCGTTCCGGGCCTGAAGATCACCGCCAGTGACGCCAATGACATCTTGCGCCGGGACTTGCGCAAGTACGAGCTGGCCGTCGAGAACGCTGTCACCGCGCCCCTCAAGCCGCACCAGTTTGATGCGCTGGTGAGCCTCTGCTACAATATTGGCGAGGGCGCGCTGAAGCGGTCGTCTCTGGTGCGCAAGCTCAATCGCGGAGACTATGACGCCGTCCCAGCCGAGCTGATGAAGTGGAACAAG